AAAAGTCTCAGGGAAAGACCTATAAGCAGGGTATAGAACATTACACCCAAGAGCGTCTGCTTCCGAGACTGTGTTGGAAACCCAATCTTGAAGGGCGCAATTAAACACAACACGACTATCATTAACGATATTATAGTAATCATTCTTTTCCAAATCTTCGTAAATTGTTAATATACCTCGATCTTGCAAATCTCTAGTACGTGCCATGTAACTATCATTGTTGGATTTCAATTTACTACCACTACATACACAAAACTCAATCAATGGACTCTTTTGTTTGACACGTTCTGCTAAATCCATGTAGAAGTCAGGTTGCTTTTCTTGATCCCAACGTGCAGAAAATACCACACGAAATTTACGGTGGTTGAATGGTTTGATACTTGCCACACGACTTTGCACTTCTGCTTTACCAAATGCTAATCCTGAGATATTATAGATTGGGGCACCCCAACCTGCAATCTTCATATGCATTACCATTTCTTCGTTGGTAGCAAGTATACCATCTACGAACGAGTCGACCATATACTCATATGCTGCCATAAAACCAGTCATACCCCATACATGAACAAAATCGTCAGGATCAATTGACTGTGCGAGACAACGAACAAAGATTCTTGGTCTTGATACCTCTGGTATCTGTTTAAGGATGTACGGTAAAGATTCAATGCCAGGTTGAAACATGTCCTCAAAGTAGATAACATCTTCATTGTTCAGTTCCCCGGCCTTCATCATCTTAACTAGATTCATCAGTTGGCTCATACCAAAGTATGTACGACCATGTGCATCTAATACTTGACCAGTAACAATTGCTTGGTCGTTGCTGAGTGTTTCACCGGGTACTACAACATAGTTGATTCTACGGCGGTCAAATACAGCAGTATTCCAGTCTTGCAATTGCAATGTATAACGTGCTTTATAGGGTTCTAACCCCATGTAATACAATTTTCTCATGTGCGGTATCCTGCCAGTCGACGAGTATCTTCATCCCACATGTTCTTGACCGGCTTGCCTTGAGTATGTTTGTTGAACTGTTGGAATGCATAACTGCGGAAGTTATACAGATCCGCCTCATTGAACTTGTATCCGTAGTCTACACAAAACTCACGGTATTGATCCAGTTCCTCCCAGGTTTGTTCAGTCCGGGCATTGTGTTTGATGATAATTTTAGCCATAGTTTCCTCTTAAAGTTTGATTGATTGAAAAGGTTGTGTTAGATTATAACTGATCGTTGCACCGTTTTCACCATCTTCGCTCACATTGATAATGATGTTACGTTCTGGATAGCGAGCAGCGATTTGCTCATACAAATCATCGCTGATCATTTCACAACTCTTGTAGTTGAGTTCCAATGTACCACCGGCATAGAGATTTTCTAACCAGCGTTTGAATTGAATAAACTCAATATCACGATCGTTATGGAACACTTGTATGGTCACTTCAAAGTGAAATATGTGACGGTGTGGGCTTGCTAAGAAAGATACATCGTATTCATCACCGGTGGCCAGTGCAGGATCTGTAGCTGCTGCTGGATAGCAATGAATGCCTTCCTTTTGAAATCGCACAAAGATTGTGCGTGTTGCATGATTTTTAATTTGTTTGCGGGAGTCAGCCAAGGCTTGATCGCGTTCATTCATAATATTATTCTAAAGTAAAAAGTTTGGTAAAGGTTGATCGAGACATAAACTCAAGTTTTTTCATCGCATTATCTGTAAATCTAAACTGGTATGATCTAGGTCCAACAGCCGAGCGCTCAAAAAAACCAAAGTAGCCGCCTCGTATGTAATCACGGGTATCACCTGCAATGATTTTTTGTCTAGCTGCTTCGTAGCACTTTTCAATTTTTTCTTGTATGTGTGATGCTGAAAAATCATAGACTTCTGCTGAAACAATTACTTGATCTTTAGTCTTGACTCGATATTGTTGTTGTAATTTTGTGTAAATCACAGACTCTCGATATGATGTTGAAATAATGTCCTCTGGAGTCATTTTGCCAATTGTTTGTGCAGAAGTGGCGTCAAGATCTCTTGATTTGACTTCCATCTCAATCTCTGGTATATCTGGTCCGGGCGCATTAGACATAGGAAAACCTTGCGCACTGAGTTTATGTTCAATATCTCGACCAGCAGCACCACCAAAATTTGATGGAACAGATCGACCAACCATATTTGCTTTGAGCCGAACAACTTTGGCTTTCATAATACTTGATCCTTGGTATATTTAGACCAGTCAGTAAAGTGGTCTCTATTTTGTAGTTCATGTATGCTGTGGCACCAAACGCCGGGGTTGGTAGCAGCAAAATCCTTGTCATCCAGCTTGAGTACAGCATTGTACCCTAACAGTTTGATATATGGCAGCTTGACAGAGATCATTGGGATGAAATTGTGATATTCAGTGAATGAACCTTCTAACAGTCCCTCCACTTGCGCAACATTGATATCCAATGTACATAGATAACCAAGATCTAACAAGGGATAGATCATATCTTGCCATTGGGACCACTTGACATAATCGTTAGTGTTGATGTTGGGAAAACTTTGATTGGCACCAAAATAAATATGTTCGCAACCTTGCATGTGAGCAGCAATATCATCTGCTGTCTGCAAGCCTACCACAAACAATGTCTTTTTACCAAATGCGGGTGTGTGTTCTACTTCTGTGCCAGTGAAGAATGCCACATCATTGTGTCCTGCTCGTATCATACTTGATCCTGTTCAAGTTGTTGTAATGCTTCAGAGTTTAACATATCTTCAGAGTCTGAGTCAACCTCTACCACATCGAATAATGCCGAAAACTGTGTATTGGCATTCATGGCCTTCTTGCCTTTGAATCCGCGAGTACCAATAATATCCATCCAGTATCTGTTGTAGGATTCAATTATGGCTTCTGACTCTACACGATCATTGGTAGCAAAGATAGCTTCCACAATGTCTGCAAAGTGAGTGTGATCACCGTTTTCGTTCCACATCATGTAAGGCCATGATCCAGAATCAAATGTACGATTGGCACGTTGTACAGCTTCCAGATGCATCCAAACATTATGCCCCATAAGCAATGCATACGAGAATGAATCCCAACTTGTTTTGCCTTCCTTGCCGATCTTGTTTAGATCTCCGGGCCGGTAGATGCAGATGTCTTTCATGGTCAATAATCGACTGAGCGGACTTTCATCAAAGTGATTGACCAAGCCATCTGCTACCACTGCTGTACCATAAGGTCTAGTGTCTGTGCTGTATTTCTTGTCATCAGCAATGGGACTCATTCTATAGCACCACTTTTCGTTGTGTTCTAGATCAATGTGATGATACACTTGTCCATTTGCAGTGGCTAAAAATGGACTGGCGCAATCAAACGATATGGTAAAGTCAGGATTGACATATTTTCTAATGGCTCGTTGAATTACCGTAAGCAAAACTGCCCATTCCAGTTTTGATGTACCCAAGAAGTGCATCCAATCGTGCTTGCCCTGTTGCAGTAAGTTATCATGTCGCAGCGCCACCAGTCGTTTGAGTACCAGATGCACATCGCACATGTTCTGTCCACCCATGCTCCACCCATCAAAGTGTGTGGTAGGGTACTTCACAGGATCGCAAAAGTCCTTCATCTCCTGATACCATTGTTCTGCTGACGTATGATTGTCACCTTGCAAAACATTCAAGAACTTGGCACCACCGTTTTCTTTGCCCTTTCGATGGGCCATGAAGTATTCATTGTTGAACTTGGTAGCATCCACTGCTTCTTGCAGTGTGGTGATCTGACAGGCCTTGGATGCTTTCTTGTCATGAATAACCCAGGTGGGGATATCCAAGATCATTCCGTAATCACTCACACTGTCTAACCATGTGAGCACTGCTGCACGTTTCTTTTGTGCTTTGGCACAGCCTGAATTGGCTTTCCAATCACCTTCCCACAAGCCTTTGGCAATCTGGAATCCGCCCGAGTCACCCAGCATGAATGTGCCAGGTTCACGATTGCGAACCATGTCTTCCGACCAGTCTTGCTTGGCAAGATCTAGATTGGCATGCCCACCTGAATACAAACTCCACTTGTACGGAAACAATGCTTTGGTACTGTTGAGCCAGTTCATCATTTCCATATCAGTGAGTGCAGCTGGCATACGTGCAGGATCTACATAAGGAGCATTACGTTGCTTGCCCACAAACGTGGCATAGAATCCCGAGATGGCCGGAAGAAACACAGCATAGTCCAGTTGCTTGGCTGTGAGATTGTCTTGGTTGATCACTTGGTTTGTGCAGGTAAAATGTAGTTGTAAACTGCCAGGCCAGAGTCCACTGTGATTTGCATACAGCCGTCATCACTGATCTTCATGGTCTTGTCACCGACCAGTCCTAATATGCTGATAACTTGCTGAACTGGCCACGACCAAGTGCGTTTGAGATTGCCTGTTATGTCATGCTGAAACACAAAGTTACCGCTGTGTGTGGAATGGTCACCAAAGAAAAACTTTAGATGCTTGTCTTCAACTTTGACTTGAAAGTTTGTTTCTTCAGAGTTGGCCTGAAACTGCATTTTCAAACGTTGGATAGCTGCTACAGTAGGTTCAACAGTGATGTGCCAATTTACACCTTTGAATTTCAAAGTTTTAAGTTTGTCATTCACAACTTCACTGGTCATGAATCTGTAGTTGTTACGGAAGTCACCTGCTTTGTTTTCAAAGTTGATACCATCAGGCTCACCTGTGGTTCTGCGTGTGATGGCCAGTTTGGCATCTTCACGATACTCCTGCAAGTTAATCAAGGTCTTGATTTTACCAAGATTGGGCATACCAAACGTGCCAATAAACTCAGCAACAGGGTTGGCAAATTGTGCCTCCAGGATAACTGAATTGTCAGCAGCAACACCGTTTACTACAGTAGCAGTATCAGTGCCTGAGATTTTGATCAAGTCGATACATCCAAGATCAAATGTGTGTTGTACTAGGTCTAAGAGATGGTCTTTCATTTTATGGTCCTTTTGTTAAATAATTGTTGCAGTTGTTCTTCTGAAAAGTTATGTTCTTCCAGAAAGTTATCTATAGTTGTTCGAACTTTTTTAATACTGTACGTACCTTTGCTGATGGCATCTGAAATGTCAATGGCCAAGGTTCCGGCCAGTTCGAGCAACTGGTCTAGGTCTAAGCTATTATAAATTTGTTTGATGGAAATGTCAACTACTTCTGGATCAATTACTGGTATTGGTTTGTTGACAATTGCAGCCAGTGCCTGTCCACCACGGATCGTGGTCATGATACCTGGCTTCTTTAACTCTATCCAGGTATTGGCACCATCTACTGATCCTTCATGAACAATCTCATAGCCTAGCTCTAGAGCATATTCATATACCAATCTACCCGGAGTATAGCAACAGAAATGATGTTCAGTTAGTGCCACTGCATTTTGATGATCGCAATTGTTGAAACTAAACAAAAATGCACCGCCGGGGCGCAGCAATCCAAAAACTTCATGTAGATATTGCCGGATGATCTTTAATGGCTTGAAATTAAAATAACCAAACGCATACACAAATCCAAACTGCTGTTGAGGTAGATTTTCAAATACTGATCGATCTGTATATTCTTCAATCACATGTCGCCGTATCCTACGTTGATATTCTGGAGTATATTGGTCAATAACCGGCGCAAGCAACTCCCAGTGTGTGTCTGCAAAATACATAGGATCCAGTGCTACTAAATTTTCAAGACAAAGACCATGCGCCGGTCTGATCATCAATCCAGGATACTTCCAGTTAGAATGCACTTGTACTCTATTCAGCAACATCAATTTCTTATCTGGCTCAATGGGCAAGATTCGATTCCGTATGTAGTCCGGTGTGTCCGTCTGCATACTTTGATAAAGATCTTCACTGGCAGCAAAATATTCTGGCTCGTGCTGCTCGATCAAACTCTGAACAGCTTGACGTATATTGTTCAGTTTCTGATTGTACTGTTGTAAAGACAGTTCAACAAGACTTTGTGCAGCAATCAATTCATCAGTCAACCCAGGTATCTGCACCTGACTAGTTTGAACCGCATGACTGATGCTGGATAGATCTCCCAGGGTCACAGCCGACTCTACCCCAAGACTGTCTAGGTGATTTAGGTATCCAACTATGCTACTGAGTTTCATTCAAATGAGAACAAGCTGGTAAAAGTATTTGCTGTGTTGGTGCTGGTCTTTAAGTCCCATCCCAACACACCCAAGAGATTATCAATCTTCTGATCTACCACAGTGGCTTCCATCTCAACATGATCAAATGGCAACTCTTTAAACCACTGTGGTAAATGTTGTTCATCTGTAGGGTAACCAATTGATGTCCACCCTAGTGCATTGCTTTTGAGTTTACACACAATGGTTTTCATACCATCAACAATCTGCATTGAGTAATTGTCAGAATTCATTCGTCGCAGATTGTTCCAGTTCAATGCAGCACGAACATGCCCGGGCATGTTGGCTTTGCCCAGTCGTTGTTCTTCTTTGCCATATTTGGTCAAATTATTCACACGTTTGGGGCTGCCCTTTTCCCACCCTGGTCGCTCTGTGAATATGTATTTGAACTCTCTTACTCGTGCCACTATATCTTCTCTCTGTGTTCCTGTTAGAACCTTATTTAGAAGATCGCTAAGGAACTCTTGAATAACCACAGGAGTGTCTGACCTTTTGAGATCAAGCCCCATGGCCTTGACCTTGCCCGGCTTACCATTCACATCCACACGTTTGTTTTCTTTGTCAATGTACAATACTGCATATCGTTTTTTGGTAATAAACAATCCGGTACGTGCTACAATTTCTCGACCGCCACGGATCACAGATCCCATTTCTCGTGGACAATGAAATGCCTGTTCCATGAATCCAGGAAACGAGTCATTCACTTGATCAGCAATGGAGTTGTACAGTGCAATACAAGTCTCTGCAGACCACTCCATCCTGCCGTCCTCGACTTCAGTTTTGACCATGGGCCATGCTGTGAAATAACATGAATCAGTGTCACCATAGATAATGCTTTTGCCTGTGTGATCGTATTCACCAGTGATGCATTCATTCACGTATGCATCCATATGTTTGGCAATGCTACGGCCTACCAAGGTGGTGCTTTGTCCAATACGTTTGTCAAAGAATCTACAACCGGCATTGAGAATAGCACCATACAAACTGTTTAGATTAATCTTCTTGACCAGTTGTCGCTTGTCCCAATATTCAAATTGCACATCATCCTTGCCTTCAAACTCTCTTGCTTTCTTCTGCATGTCTTTGCGTTCGGCATACCAACGTTTGAGCAAGCCGGGTATGATACCTTCTTTCTCATAGGTGAATATGGTTCCATTAGCACTGAGTACCCAAGGTTGATTTGAATCAAACAATATCTTCCATATTTCAGCAGCAGAGTGCACAGTCTCATTGCCATCTTGCCAGTCTATTGTGATCTCTGTACCGCGTTGTTGTTCCATCACGGCTGTGTATTCCAGGCTGGCAAACAATCCTTCCCAAGCAGCAGCAAAGCTATCTCCCTTGGCCATGTTGTCTCGAATCAGCCGATCAGTCATTATGGGCCGGAGTTGGCCGACAATGGTTTCTGGACCCATGTTAAGGGCCCGAATAGCACTGGGATAGAGCGAGTTGATGTCGATACTACCAATCCAGTCGTGGATTCCTTTTTTGGGATAAGCAACATAGGCACCTGCAGCTTGCGTGTCTTCATCTGAGAGTCTTTCTTTACGGTTAGGAACTACCATACCACGTTCGTGAGCTTCAATAATAATTGCTTGCTCAGTCACAGCCACCGCACCCATTGTGGTTTGCAGCAGCACAGTATTTTCATGTGCCAGTGTATTGGCCAAGCTAAGAAATTTCAGTTTCTTGTCCAGCTTGCCAATCAGCATTGTGTCTTGGCGGTTGTAATCAATAAAGATTTTGAAGTTCTGGTTGTACAACTGATCCAGTGTGCCTTCAAATGCAGTCTTGCGACCAATTTCTTCGTATTCACCAATGGCATCTAGTGCATAGCTATGACGTTCTTCATAAGTGTATTTGCGATACAATTGCATATAGTCCATATGCACTCGTCCTACCAAATCATAAGTTTGGTTCTCTGCACCAAATCGTTCAAACATACGTGGCTTGGGATACTGGTTCCACAAACACATACGTCTAGTGTCATCTTTGCTGAGCACTCTGGTGATACGATTCACAGTGTAAGGAATGTCATAGCCTTCACTATTCCATCCAGTGAGAATGTCCGCATCTTCAATCAGGTCCAGAAATGTGTTCAACATGTCTGCTTCTTTTTCAAACATAAAGCAGTTGTCAAACTCTGCGGCAATTTCTTTGGCAGTTGCCATGCTCATGTGTCGCGGTGGTACTGCCAGAGTCACAATCTGATCCAACCAATCCATGTATACTGAAATAGCAGTGATTGGGTTGAATGGATCAGTTACCGGTGAGAACCCACGTTCTGGATCAAAGTCCACTTCGATGTCATAAAATGCTGTGTGTAGCTTGGGTCCGTCTTGGCCTTTGTAGTTGTCCTCTAAACAACGGAAGATTGGGTTGATATCACTTTCGTAGATTTTCTTACTGGAGTGCATACGCACTTCCTTGCGGAACTCTTTGTTGTTGCGTGAGGAAAATCTACTTACAGGCGTGTCGTAGATGCTACGAAACTTGCCACGTGGGTCGTCATAGTAAAGCACATAGTTGGCTGGATATTCTTGATATACCCTTCGACCATCTCGGCGTTCAACCACGTGAATTCGATCGTGTGCTCGATCATATAGTGCATCAATGTAACTCATCTATCTCCAATTATGGCTGGTGGCCGTGTTTCATGTTCGTGTAGTGAACGATTCTCAACTGTGGTGTAACAACAGTTTTATCAGTCCTGCGCTGTCAATTATACTTAGTATCAAGTAGTTGCCCAGAATGCCAAAACTGCCACGTGTGTATGCACACCAGGCCATGATCACGCATCCAATAATAAAAGCAAAATACAACAGTATAAAAGGAACATTGGGCACAGTGATAGCATAGGTCAAACTACATCCTAAAGATATAAACCAACCCAACAGTTCCAAGCAAAATCTGAGAGGATATGCTTGAAAATCTGCTTGCACATATTGTGCTATGCTGCTGCGCCAATCTGCAAATGTCTGTGTCAAAGAGTTCGGCCCACAGTTTCCAGGATGGTTTCTAGCAATTCGTGATCTTGTTTGGCTCGACCAAACTCAGCTTTGTGTGCCAGTTTGATTGCTCGTTTTAGCACACCGGGTTTGATTTCCAATTCTTCAGCAATGGCCTTGATGGTATCATTAAGTCCACCTGTGAGTGTTTCAATTTCTTGGGTGACTTGCATGCCTTCCGTGATGATTTGGATCAGCTTGATTTTTTGATCGCCATTGAATGTTTTTTGATTGTCCATAGAGTTCTCCAGTAAAAATACATTAT